ATAATGAGCTTCGTCCAAAATAATTAAATCAAAATTTCCTTGAGTGATTAAAGATTCTGTTTTACCTTTAAGGTCGTAAAAATTTTTAAGGATATCGTAATTCACAATCACAAAATCGTGTTCTATTGAGAAATTCTTACCTTCAGAAATATAAACACTTCTATCGGTATAGTTCTCAATCTCTCTTTGCCAGTTAATCTTTAGGGATGCCGGACAAACAATTAATATTTTCTTCGCTCCCGTTTCTAATGCGGCGATAATGGTGGAAGTTGTATTATGAGTCACAATACCGTGCTCAACAACATATAATTTGTCCGGAGAATCAACCGAAATACAAACACAATCATCCTCACCAAATTTTTCAATATTTTTAATGTATCTACCGGTTGGGTATTTTTTAGGGTCAATATACCTTTCCGATTTTCGTTTTAATCGAAACGGATTCATACCAGAAGGTAACTTAATGTTTACCCTATATGATAGTTTTCCTTTTAATTTTTGACCTTTATATGTATAAGTTGGTATACGACTCCTAACTCTCGCAACCCCCCCAAGAGTATGAACAATTTCAACAACATCATCACACAATTTTTTAGACACCGTCGAATATTCTGTTCCGTGAAAATTATTGTTTTTACCTAACATACAGTGACCATCAGTATCCATTAACCCTTGTAATATAGACAATCGATTCTCAATGGAAGAATATTTATAAATTTCGGGAATAAATTTATTATGTGAACGAGTATGTTCAATCCCCAAATCAAAAAGTGATGTTCCTACATTAATATAACCGTTTCTTTTATTATCTTGAGGTTTATTTTCTTTTAATAGGAAAAGGTTAAATAACTCATCATAATCGTCCTTATGTAGTGAAAAATTAATATTTTTATTTTTAAATGACCCATCACCCAATCCTAAACCTAATAAGTAAGGGTCTATTGGTAAAACATCGTTCCGTTCAAAACGAATTGGTTTAACTATTGGTATTTGCCATTTATTATTACCGTTCGATGATTTATAGTAAGTTTCTATTTCATAATCTCTCGCTGAATTAACACCTTCACCCTTTATTAATATTTTACCCCCCTCAAACATTTGTTTTGTGGATAATACTAATGATTTTTTTATTCTATCGTTTTTTCTATTTTTACCGTAATTTGGTGAAGACACTGACCATAAATGTTCGTCTCCCGATAAAATCGAAAACTCGTCATTAAATGTTATTTTATATGTATCTTTTTTTCCTTGAGGAAAAACTCCGGTAACTTTACATTTATTACCATTAGAACCAATAACCTCGTCACCAATTTCAATATCGCCCATAGGTTTCATACCTGACGGCGTATATATCAATGTTTTTGTAGGTAAAAACTTACCCAAACCCATATCGTCGGCTAAAATAAATCTTTTTGAACCGGCAAGTTTCTCAATTGCAAGTTTTTGATGTTCAAGTGGGGGACGATTAGAATATTTTTCATAATCAACCACAACATCTTTAATTGTGTGTGTTTTAATTAAAGCACCCTTCGGTAACCAAAATTCGTTAATAGTTTCACCAGATAGAACTTTACCCCAAATATGATACGATTTTTCTTTCTCAACTAATAACTTTTCCACCCATACTTGTTCGGGAATATTTGTCAATAGTTTTTCATCGGCAATTTTTTTGGCGAAGTAGGGGTCTAAATCAACCCATCTTTTAGCTACCTTTGGGGTTACTTCGTGATAATTTATTATGTAGTCAGATTGTGCCCGAGTAGGGAAGAATCTTTTATTAGTTTCCTTTTGATGTTTTAATTTTAGGATATAGTTATTTGCTCCTTGATAAGTGTCAAGAAGAGATATTGCTCGTTGTTCTACTGTTAAATTAGAATTTTCAGATGTATTGTTTTCCAATTTTATTCTTTTAGTAGAAATATAACATATTTTATAATATTTATCAAGATATGAGAATGAGACAAGAGATATTAGACAAATTAATAAATAAAATGATAAAACACATTAAACCTAATGGTGTGTCTGAACTTATTTATACATTAGAACCTACTGACGATACTGGTGAAGAATATTATATGATGGTAACATATGTAGTCCCTGATGATAGTAAATATTTAAAAGTTAATCCAGATACTCAAGCAATCCCCATAAGGTACAGATATGAGTGGAATCGTGAAATACAAAAGACTATAAAAGATTATTTTGGTATTAATGTTATAATTAATAATTCAGGTACTCGTTCGGAATCCGAATACAAAAGACGAAAACAATATGAATAATAAAGTGCCCATCACAAGAATTGGAAAGTTCTTTGGAGCCGAAGATTTTAATTTAGAGGTTTCATTCGGTCAAGAATGGTTACACGGAGACATGAATTTTACCGTGGTTCTATATCGTATTGATAGATACAAAACCAAGACAGACGACATTTACGGAGAGGCGTCAGTTGATAGTATTAAGTTTCACCCTCCCGTTGAACTCAAAGGTTATGTCCAAATTTTGGCTCCCGAGAACAAATATTTGGGGACATCAAAATTAGACCAAATGGAGCCGGGTAATATGAAACTTTCTGTTTATCAAAGAGATTTGGATGAATTGGAAGTTGATATTAGTTTTGGTGATTATATCGGATACTATGAAACGGAAGATAAAGTAAGGTATTATACGGTTAATAATGATGGAAGGGTGACTTCAGATAATAAACACACAATCGGGGGGTATAAACCTTTTTATCGTAGTATTATTGCTTCACCGGTAATGAATAATGAATTTAGAGGTCTATAATGAAAATATTAATAACAGAGAGTGTATTAAATTCAATTATTGAAAATTGGTTAAATAAAAATTATGGAGATTTAGAAAGATTTAATCGTACTGAATTTAGAGAAATTTATTTATCTAAAAATGGGAGGTTTAAAATTATGTATAATTTGAGAGGTAAACAATTATATATTGTTCGTGAAATATGGGATTTTATTAGTAATATGTTTAGTTTAGATTATGAAGAAACGGGAAAATTTTTATTGAATTGGTGTAATGATAAATTTGGATTTAGAGCAAAAGTCTTTTATAGAGTAGATGAAATATGAAAATATTAATAACAGAAAATAAATTATATAGAACAATATATAATTATCTTGAAGATACTTTTGATGTAAGTAACATAGATTATTTTCATCCAACCACATGGAATGATGATGAATATGATGATGAAGAAAATCCATACATAAGAGAATATTTTTATCATATATATGAAGGTAATTACGACCAAGATGGTGTTGCTTTTGTATATATTGAAGAAGAATATTATTCGGACGACGAATCAACTAATTCTTTTAGGGAAAAGGCACCAATATTAATTGTTAATGATTATGAAAAATTAACCAGCATATTTGGTAGTTATTGGATAGAACCTATGAAAGAGTGGTTTAAAGATAACTTTGATTTACCAGTAAAAACAATTGTATCCGACTAATGAAAATATTAATAACAGAATCTCAAGCAAAAAGATTATTTGAAATTTATTCAGATAACGATTATATCGGTAAAAAAGTTATGGTGTATTATAACTTACATAAACATACATTTTCAGTTAGATATAATAATAAAATAATTTTACATTCTGATTATGTTAAATTAGAAAATGTTGAATTTAGAGTTAGACCTGGAGGAAAAGACCGAGTTCGTTCTGAAAAACAAAAAAATGTTCATGCGTTTGTAATTGGAACTTTAATGGATTATTGTGAGTTCCCTTGTGAGAATTTACCGGAAGAACCTAACAATAATATTGTTACCTACAACCCATACAAGTATAATTCTTATGTTATGAAAGACACCGAAGAACCTATATTTCACGCCAATGAAGTGGAAATGATTAATTTAAAAAATAAAATTTTTATAACAAAATAAAGATGCCATTACCAAACAAAATAAAAAAACATATTCCGTTAACATCCTCAAAAACTCTTTTACCAAGAAGAGAAGAACTTTTGGATAAAATTAATAAAGACGGAACTTTCCTACCAAAATCAATTTTACATGCGGATTTGGATAGGGGGTTTTTGGATTTTGTTAAAAATGATTTAAAAACCGTTGTTGAGGGTAAAACCATATCAATGGTTGATATTTTGGTTACAACTCAAAATTGGTCACAATTCACAGAAACTTGGAATTTACAAAATATAGATAAAAATGTTGAGACCCCATTTATAACCGTAGTTAGAGTACCCGAAGTTAAATATGGTACAAATCCCGCAATAGTTTATAACATACCAAACAGAAAACAATTTTTTTACGCTCAAGTACCAACTTGGGACGGACAAAGACACGGGTCGGATATATATAAAATACCTCAACCAGTTCCTATTGATATTTCATTCGTTGTTAAAATTATTTGTAATAGAATGAGGGAATTAAATGAATTTAATAAAAATGTACTTGAGAAGTTTGCATCAAAACAAGCTTATACATCAATCAAAGGACATTACATTCCAATCGTTATGGGAAACATTTCGGATGAATCTGTAATGGAACTTGAGAAAAGAAAATATTACATACAAAGTTATGATTTCACTGTACTTGGATTTTTAATTGATGAAAATGAATTTGAAGTTTCTCCGGCAATTTCTAGATTATTACAGGTTGTGGAACTTGATAAAAATACAACAAAAAAACAAAAAAAATTAAATTCAAATCTAAGTAGTACAACTTTAAATGTTTTATTTACTGAAAATAATAATATTATTTCACAAATTTTTGATTATACCGCAGACTTAAATTTGGGTAAATCAATTAACATTGAGTCGTTTGATGTGTTCATTAATAATGAATATTATGGGTCTGATTTACCTCAAATACAAATCAACACAAACGATGTTTTAAAATTTATTGTGGTTAAAAAAGATGAGACTAAAGAGGCGTCAATTGTTTTAGAAAACCATTTAATTTAGTCCTCACCATAGATATCCTTTTTAGGAGAACACTTTTCAACAATTAATCTTTCCAAGAATCTATACATTTTGATTCCATTTTTTTCACAATAATTTTTAAGAATTTCGTGGGTTTCTATCGAAATCTTTAAATTTTTAATCTTTTTAATGTCTTTATCCATAGGTAGAAAAAAGGTAGAAAAAAGTCTACCTAAAATATAAATAGTTCGCACAAAGTAAAGTCTTTTGTTTTTTTTCAGAATATTTATCAATAAAAATAAATTAATAAATAAAAACAACAAAAAAAATGGCATCAAACAGTAAAGTATTCGTATCTCCTGGAGTATATACTTCTGAAGTTGATTTAAGTTTCGTAGCCCAAAGTGTGGGTGTAACTACATTAGGTATTGTTGGTGAAACCTTAAAAGGTCCTGCCTTCGAACCTATTTTTATACGAAATTTTGATGAATTCTCGGCGTATTTTGGAGGAACTTCCCCTGAAAAATTTATAAACACACAAATACCAAAGTATGAGGCGTCCTATATCGCTAAAGCATATTTACAACAATCTAATCAATTATTTGTAACTAGAGTTTTAGGTCTTTCCGGATATGATGCGGGACCATCTTGGTCAATCACAACAAAAGCAAATGTAGACCCAACCACAATAGATTTTTATTGTGATGTTCCAACAATAGTTGATTGTGTTGATGGTTGTGAAAGTTATTTAACAACATCATACACATATACTTTTTCAGGTTGTAACGATAGTTTATCATCTATTAGTGTGATTGATACGGATTTACCTAATTACTTATTAAATAGGTTAGATTTACCGTATGAATTATTTGATGGTAGTATATCAACTCTTAGGTCAGATATTAACAATTTAATATTTAACTCTATTAGTGGAGAATCAAATAACGGTATTTCGTATTTTGGTACAATACCAACAGACGTATATACCGGATTAACCTCTTATTCACCATCAACAAATGTGTTTGGTGTTGATAATGTTAGTTCAGATTTTTCAGATTATATGGCGGCTCAAAACGACCCTTGGTATTATTCATTGTTTGATAACATTGGAAGTGGTTCTTATACAGGGTCATCTTTTTATAGTATTGTAGATTCATTAGTTCCAACATTTACCTCTTCAACCTGTTCAACTTTCTTTGAATTTAGTGTGGGTGGATATGTTTTATCATTTGATGATTTGTCTCTTTCAGGAGGAACAGGATATTCTGTGGGTAGTGGTACAACAACAACTGATGGTTATGGTGTTGGATTAACTGTTAGTGTAACAGTTGATTCAGGTCTTGTAACCGGAGTAACCATTAATACACCAGGTACCGGATATCAAGTTGGTGATACAATTACTATAATACAAGGAGGTTCAGGAAATGATGCTCAAATTGTTATATCAGATTTAAGTGCTACAACAATTGGTAATATAAACTACAACACTTATAAAATAGATGTTATTGTTCCGTCGGGAATAGATTTATCAAACATTGTTTGTGGATTTGAAACTTGTGTTCCTGACGAAAATGTAACAATCTCAGCAACAACTCAAACAAGTGGTGAAACGGATAATGATTTCTCTAACGGATGTTTAGAATATGTATTACTTTCTCAAGATGGTTCAACCGAAACTACTTGGACTGTTTGTGTTCAAATTGAAGTACCGTGTAATGTTAATATTAACGGAAATACTGGAACACCTAATACTGGTACAACTAAATCTTGTTATTCGGGAACAGTTTTTGGTGAAGTATTTGTTTACACGGGAACTTCTTACACAGATTTTGACGATTTAGTTATTGCAACTCTTCGTTCAAGAGGTATAGCGACTTATGGTAGTGATGACGGAGCAGTTTATGAAGTATCAGGTTTAACAGATGTATCAATGGATTGTACTTTGACTTATTCAGGAGTAACTAAAAACCCATTTTCAACCTTTGGTTTAAATATTACAAATAAAGATGGTGAGTCATATTTCTTTGAGACTTCATTACAAAATTCGGATTCTAAATATATTAGTAAAGTTTTTGGTTCATCTAATTTCGCAAAACCAAGAACAACAGTTCCGTTATTTGTAGAAGAAAGATATCAATCTTTATTAAATTATGGATATAGAAAAGGATTTATTAGAGGTTTAAATTGTGATTTAACATCTTTACCAAACGCTAGACAGGGTGTAGACCCAACATCAATCGCTTGGTACTTGGAAAAATATCAATCACCAACATCTCCATGGGTTGTTTCTGAATTAAGAGGTAATAAAGTTTATAACTTATTTAAATTCACAACAATTGCTGATGGTGACTCTGCTAATACAGAGGTTAAAATATCTATAGCAAACATTTCATTTAATAACGGAACTTTTGATATATTAGTTAGAGATTTTTACGATTCCGATAGTGCTCCTGTAGTTCTTGAAAAATTTACAAATTGTAATATGAATCCTAATGATAATTCATTTGTGGCTAAGAAAGTTGGTACTATGGATGGAGAATACGAATTGAATTCTAAATATGTTATGTTAGAACTTAATGAAGATGCTCCGGTAGATGCACTTCCTTGTGGATTTTTAGGGTTTAATTCTAGAGATTATGCGGGTGTTAAATCACCATTCCCAATCATAAAAACTAAATATGATTATCCTGGTGAGGTTGTTTATAATCCCCCATTTGGATTAGGTTCAGGGGCAGATGACGCAACTAGAAGTGGTGGTGACAATGTTAGAAGAACTTATCTTGGTATTTCAGATAGTATCGGTATTGATGCTGATTTCTTTGGATATAAAGGTAAACAACTACCATTAGATGTTTGTAATGATACAACAGGTGATGATTGGTCAACTAGAACTAAAGGTTTCCATATGGATAAAGACGCTAATAGTATCTTAATCCCTAATACTTTTGCAACAAGTGGTACACCGGCATTCTATGTTGGAGACGCAACATTCACAAAAGACCCTGATAACGAATCAAGTCCTTACTATAGACTATATTCTCGTAAATTTAGTTTCCTTGTTCAAGGAGGTTTTGACGGGTGGGATATCTATAGAGAATACAGAACAAATGGTGATACATTTGTATTAGGTAGAAATGGTTACTTACACGGTTCTTGTCCATCAATTAAATATCCTACAGCAACAGGTTGGGGAGCATTTAAACAAATCACGGTTGGAGACAACAGTCAAGATTGGGGTAACACTGATTATTACGCATATAAATTAGGTCAACAAACTTTTTCTAATCCTGAGGCGGTTAACATCAATCTTTTTGTAACTCCAGGTATTGATTACCTTAACAATTCAGATTTAGTTGAAAGTGCTATAGATATGATTGAGAACGATAGAGCGGATTCGTTGTATATCACAACAACCCCTGATTACAATATGTTTGTACCATCTACCGGAGACCAATTAGATTTAATCTATCCTCAAGAAGCTGTAGATAATTTAGACCAAATAGGTGTAGATTCTAATTACACAGCAACTTACTACCCTTGGGTATTAACAAGAGATAGTGTTAATAACACTCAAATCTACTTACCGGCAACGGCTGAGGTTACGAGAAATTTAGCATTAACTGATAATATTGCTTTCCCTTGGTTCGCTGCGGCGGGTTACACAAGAGGTATTGTAAATGCGGTTAAAGCGAGACGTAAACTAACTCAAGAAGATAGAGATACACTTTATCAAGGTCGTATTAACCCGATTGCTACTTTCTCTGATGTTGGTACTGTAATTTGGGGTAATAAAACTCTTCAAATAAGACAATCGGCTTTAGATAGAATCAATGTTAGAAGATTATTACTTCAAGCTCGTAAATTGATTTCTGCGGTGTCTGTAAGACTATTGTTTGAACAAAACGATGCTAAAGTAAGACAAGACTTCTTGGACGCTGTTAATCCTATTTTGGACGCTATCAGAAGAGATAGAGGTTTATATGATTTCCGTGTAACAGTATCGTCAGACGCTGCTGATTTAGACAGAAATCAAATGACTGGTAAGATTTATATCAAACCAACTAAATCATTAGAATTTATAGATATTACATTCTATATTACTCCAACCGGAGCTTCTTTTGAGAATATATAATTAAAATTGTTATGACTGACCGGTGAATTCCGGTCGGTTGTAATATAGCCATACAAAAATATATGTTAAAAAATAGAAAATTAATAGAAGGTATTGATGAAACAGGGGCTCCTGATGAAAAATACTACGCATTTGATTGGGACGACAATATTGTATCTATGCCAACTAAAATCGTATTAAAAGATGAAGATGGTGATGAGGTGGGTATGTCAACTGAAGATTTTGCGGAACACAGAACTGAAATTGGTAAAGAACCTTTTGATTATGAAAACCATAAAATTGTTGGATTTGCCGACGAACCATTTAGATATTTTGGTATAAAAGGTGATAAACAATTTATTGTTGACGCTATGTTAGCTAAACCAGGGCCAGCTTGGCCTGATTTTGTTGAGGCAATTAACAACGGGTCAATTTTTTCAATCGTGACTGCTAGAGGACACACTCCATCGGTACTTAAAGAAGGTTGTTATAACTATATTGTTTCTAACTTTAATGGTATTGATTCTGAAGAATTAATAAAAAATTTAGAGAAATATAGAGATTTGGCAGATGAAGAAGAAATCTCTAAAAGTGAGATGATTAGGGAATATTTAAATTTATGTAGATTTTACCCAGTGACTTTTGGTGAGGGTTCCGCTGTCAACCCAGAAGAAGGTAAAATTAAGGCATTAAAAGAATTTGTAGAATATGTTAAAAAAGTTTCTAATCATATCCAGAAAAAAGCATTTTTAAAAAATAAGATAAGTAATTATTTTATACCTAAAGTAGGATTTTCAGATGATGATGTAAGAAATGTTGAAGTAGTTAAAAAACATTTTGAAAAAGAACCAGAAAACATAATTAAAACTTATTCAACAGCAGGAGGAATAAAAAAAGAATATTAAATAAAAAAACTAGTAATAAAAATCTAGTTAGTTATGCTTAATTATAATTTTTAAAGTTTTAAAAGTAAATAGAAAAAATTTTAATTGAGGATATTTATAAGAATAACAATAAAATAAAATAAAATTAAAAACAATTTAAAATGGCTGATTTATTAATGAAAATGCCCATACCGTATGAACCTAAAAGACAGAATAGGTTTATTGTTCGTTTTCCATCTTCTTTGGGAATTAATGAATGGTTTGTTGAAACCGCGGCTAGACCACATATTACAATTAACGCAACAGAAATTCCTTTTCTAAATACTTCAACATATGTTGCTGGTAGATTTACTTGGGGAACAATTAATGTTAAGTTTAGAGACCCAATTGGACCTTCAGCGTCTCAAGCTCTTATGGAGTGGGTTAGATTATGTGCTGAATCTGTAACAGGTAGAATGGGATATGCTGCGGGATATAAGAAAAATATTGATTTGGAAATGTTAGACCCAACAGGTGTTGTTGTGGAAAAATGGATTTTAGAAGGTTCGTTTTTAAGTGATGTTAACTTTGATTCATTAGGATATTCAACCGATGCTCTTGCGTCTATTACGGCAACAATTCGTATGGACCGTTGTATATTAGTTTATTAATTTTTTTACATACCCTTTACATCCAAAATAAAAATCCATATATTTATCGTGTAATACGGTAATGTATGGATTTTACTTTTTTCACAACAAATAATAAGTCGGGATATAAGACAACAGAAAAATGGTTGTCAATTAACCATCCTCAATTATATAAAAAAATAATAGATTATTCTATTGATATCTCTTTGGATTTAATTTTTAAAGAAAAAATATGGTTTTATTATAATAATCTTTTGGAAAGACCAAAATGTGTTACTTGTGGTACGGAATTAAAATTTAGAAATAGATTTGATAACCCATATGGTGAATTTTGTTCTTTAAACTGTATTAATGGTAATAAATTAGAAATGGTTAAACGACAAAAAGAAACCTTTCAAAAAAAATACGGGATTGACTTTTACCCACAACACAAAGATTTTATAACTAAACAAAAAAAAACCAAGTTAATTAACTTTGGTGATGAAAATTATAACAATATAGAAAAAAGTCAAAAAACTAGAATTAAAAAATATGGAGATAAAAACTATAATAATATTGAAAAAAATAAGAAAACTTGTTTAGATAGATATGGTAATGAAAATTATAGTAAAACAAATAACTACAAAAATAAAATAATTCAAAGTTTTAAGGAATTATATCCGGATATTAATTTTATTGACATTAAAAAAGAGTCTGTAAGTATCTTATGTCCTATTTGCAACGAGGTTTTTGAATCGTCAAAACAATTATTATATGAAAGACATAAAAGAAATTATATTATTTGTACTAAATGTAATCCTATAGGTTCTTCAAATAGAAGTGGATATGAAAATGAAATTTGTGAGTTTTTAAACAATTTTAACATTGATTATGAAACAAACAAAAAAATACCGAATAAGAAAACTGAAATGGATATATTTTTACCAAAGTTTAATATTGGTATTGAAGTGAACGGGGTTTATTGGCATAATGAATTATTTAAAAATAAAAATTACCATTTACAAAAAACTATTGATTGTAAAGAAAATGAAATAAAACTTATTCACATTTTTGAAGATGAATGGTTATATAAAAAAGAAATTGTTAAATCAATATTAACGGGTAAATTTGGATTAATTAAAAATAAAATTTATGGAAGACATTGTGAGGTAAAAGAAATTACATCAAAAGTATCAACCAAATTTTTAAATGATAATCACATACAGGGGAATGTTAACTCAAAAGTAAAATTAGGGTTATTTAAGGACGAAACACTAGTTTCTGTTATGACATTTTCAAAAGGTAGGATTATAATGGGGGGTAAAGAAACTGAATGGGAATTAAATCGTTTTTGTAATTTATTAAATCATAATGTAATTGGTGGGGCATCAAAATTATTAAAATATTTTGTTAAAACATATCAACCCAATAAAATTGTTTCGTATTCAGATATTAGGATATTTGACGGGGGAATGTATGATAAATTGGGGTTTAAAAAAATATCCCAATCAAAACCAAATTATTGGTATGTTGTTAATGATTTACGAAAACATAGATTTGGGTATAGAAAGTCAATATTAGTTAAAGAGGGGTTTGATAAAAATATGACGGAACAAAAAATTATGTTTAATAGAAGAATATATAGGATATATGATTGTGGGAATATTAGGTGGGAATATATTATTTAATGTTTATTAAAAAAAGATGTTAACTATAATTATATATAAACAATAAGTTATATGGAACAAGATTTAATTAACGCAGCGACTGAAAATTTTTCATTACCACACGACATAGTAATGCTACCTTCTGGTGGGATATTTTACAAATCAAAAAAGAAATCTATCAAAGTCGGTTATTTAACCGCTAATGATGAGAATTTTTTAATGGGGGCGTCTCAAAATAATAGTAATATTATTATGACTTTATTAAGAAATAAAATTTATGAGCACGATTTAAAACCTGAAGAGTTATTAGATGGTGATGTTGAGGCTATTTTAATTTTCTTAAGAAATACTTCATTTGGTCCTGAATATAATGTAAATTTAGTTGACCCAAAGACATCTAAACAATTCCCATATACAGTAATTCTTGATGAATTAAATATTAAGAAAACTAGTGTCCAACCAGATGAAAATGGGTTGTTTACTACAAAACTACCTAAAACAGGACATACCGTAAAATTAAAACCTTTGTCTTACGGAGACATTCTTAATCTCTCAACATTAGAGGAGTCTTACCCAGTGGGTAGAACAGCTCCTGTTGTTACTTGGAGATTAGCTAAACAAATTGTGGAAATTGACGGTAATTCAAATTCTGGTGATATTTCATTATTTGTTGATTCATTACCAATTATGGATTCAAAATATGTTCGTAATTTCATTAAAGAAAACCAACCATCATTAGACTTAAAACAAACAGTAAAAGCCCCTTCAGGAGACTTGGTAACTTTCGAGATTACCTTTGGGGTGGAGTTTTTTCGGCCTTTCTTCTAATTACCGACAACTTCTAGTAGAAGAATATTATTTACTAGCTAAATTTATTAGAACATCATATAATGATTTTAACATCATGCCAACCTATATGAGAAAATATTTAATTGATAGAATAATCGAAGACAATACGCCAAAACAAGAATAATAAAATTGTTGTTGGCGTATTTATATATAAACACAATTTGATATGGCAGATATAGACGATAAGGATGGTATTATAGGTTCATTCAAGCAAACTATTAAAGAACTTGGTGATGCCTTTTATACTAATTTAGACCCGACAAACATTAAAGACATTTTACATCAGGTAGATACTGCGGCATCTCAAGTTATGACAACTATGGGTGTTAGTAATCAAAATTTGATTGCTATAAAAGCGTCTATGGGTGATGCGGCAACTAGTGTTGCGTCGTTAGGTGGTCAATTTAGTGATATTGTTGACATACAAACTAAAGCCGCAACAACTTTAGGTAGAAATTTAATACTTACATCAGAATCTTATTCTAAATTATATGCCGCTCAAAAAGTATCTGGTCAAAGTATTGAAAGTATTACGACAGGGTTTAAAGATGCGGGGTTTTCTATGTATGACGCGTCTTCCCAAATGGAAAAAGTTGTTTTAAAGGCGAATAGTTTAGGGGTTAATTCTTTAACAGTTTCTAAACAAGTTGTTGAAAATATGTCATCACTTAACAAATTTAATTTTGCTAATGGTGTTGAAGGTTTGGCAAAAATGGCTGCACAAGCAACCAGTTTAAGGATTGATATGTCAAGTACTTTAAGTATTGCTGACGGTCTATTTGACCCTGAAAAGGCAATTTCAATGGCTGCGTCAATGCAAAGATTGGGTGTTGCTCAAAGTGATTTATTAGACCCCCTTCGATTAATGGATTTGGCTCAAAATGACCCAGCGGAGCTTCAGAACCAAATTGCTAAAATGAGTGAACAATTTGTTCGGTTGAATAAAGATGGGAACTTTGAAATTATGCCGGGAGCTAAACGTCAAATGAAGGAGATAGAATCCGCAATGGGATTACCGGCGGGACAATTGGCTAAAATGGCTTTAGGTAGTGCTGAATTAGCTGAAAAAATGAAAGCTATTAAGTTTCCGGGTGGAGATATAACTGAAGACCAAAGAACTATGATTGCCAATATGGCGGAAATGAATAAAGGTACTGGAAAATATGAAGTTAGTTTTACAGGTGAAAAAGGTGAAAAAGTAACAAAAAGTGTTGCTGAATTAAGTAAACCTGATATAGAGGCTTTATCTAAACAACCTAAAACACTTGAAGATGTTGCCAAATCACAACTTACCCAACAAGAATCTATGGCAGCGTCATTGGCGACTATTCGTGATAGATTTGGGATGGCCGTTGCTGGAACAAAAGTTGGTCAGGCGGCATTAGATGCCCCAAGAGAATTATATAAACAATTAGAAAAAACTCTTAGTGCTGAATCAACATCTATTAAGACTATGAGACAAGGGATTGATAAAAATGTTGGAGGTATTTTAGAGGATTTCAACAAATTTATTAAAGGTGAATCTTCATTGTCTAAAGTTTTAGAGAGTTTACAATCGGCAAGTAAAAATATTCAACAAGGAACTAAAACAGCGTTTACTGATACTGTTGATAAAGCTGAAGAATCAATGAAAAATTTAACAACATCTCAAAATATTTTTATAGAATTAATGGTTAATTCTGGTGAAAGATTAAAAAAAGTGATTGAATCAATACCCCAAGTTAAAGAGGTAATTGGTAATCAATCATCAAATGTTCCAACAACAAATACATTAAGAAATGTTAGTTCAACAACACCTGGTGGAATGACAGAAATGAACACTAAACATACGGTTGATTCAAATGTTAATTTAAATATTAAGATAGATTCTAACAATCCAAATATTGACACGGCTCAATTATCGTTGGCATTGAAAGACCCACAAATGATTCAGGCGATTTATTCTATTGGTAAATTAGACCCAAATAATAATTTAACAACAAACAAAACGGGGTCTCGAACAAAACAAATGTTAGAGGGTTCATATGCTTAAAAATAAATATTTTGTCTATTTATAATAAAACAATAAAAAATGTCAGATAGTTCATTATCCTTTACTTCATCATCATCATTTAGAAATATGCTTATGGCTAAAAATTTAGCCGCGTATAGTGTAATGGGTGTTTATACTCCTACAACTTCTGATTTAAATTATGAAGTAACTTTATCTCAATCTCCGGTTATTGACTCCCCTAATGATTTAATTGCTAATACCCCGTATGTTTCATTATTATACCCATTAAATGAATATGGCCCTAATGGGGGTTTTAACACGGAAATAACTTATAATAGAGTGTTAGTGACTGATAATCCAAATCAAGGTGAATATAGTCCAAACGATACGGCATTAGATTTAGTTAATGAATTTTATATTGATGCTGCTTTTATAACAAACTCTTATGGGCCAGTAGGGGGTTATAATGATATGCTCATTGTTACAGATATACAAAATAACGGTAAATTATATTTACCTTATTGGGACCCTAGTAGTTTTGTGTCATCATCATATAGTCCATACGATATATTATATTCTAAAAACCCAAACGGGGATAATGGTTCATTATCTCAAGATTCGTATATTGCTAAATTAGGTGCGTCTCAATTAAATTATCTTTTCCAAGAAAGAATAGCTACTGAACTTATAAAAAATACAGTTGGGAGAGTAAATTTACAATCATTACAAGACCCATTTGAGGTTAGTATGATGGTATCTGGAAAACAACCATTAATATATAAAAATTGGAAAATTACGGTTCCGGAAAATCCTGTAATTGCTGCAGCAGATTTTGCAACAAGATTGGCTGGTGCTTATTGGCCGGTTTCGTTAATACCGGGGGATTATTTTGATGATAATAATGAAAATAGTCAAACCAAACAAACCTCAACGGCATTAAATGTAATTAATCAATTAACAGGAGGATTTTTAGGCCCAATTTTAAATATAAGAAGAAACCCCTCTGAAATATTTTTAAATAATACAGGTAATGGACAGCGTTCAGCCTTATTTGCAAATGTAAATTATAATAGATACCAACCATCGTATGATAAAAACTATGGTGGGTTATTAGGGGTTGCTCAAGGATTAGTTAATCTTGCCGTTGACCTTATTAAACCTAGTAATGGTACATTAATTGGGGGTTATTATGTTGGTAGTAAAACATCTGAACCTTCATCAATAACATCTCCCCCAAATAAAGTTCCGGTTAACGCTTTTGGACAACAAGAGTCATCTCCGGTTTATGGACCTTCAGAATTGGGTATTTTATTTGAGGGTAACGAAGGTATTTTAAAATTTGGTTTAGCCGGAAAATCATCTAGTGATGGTGGGGGTATTGACGGACAATTAGTTTGGACTTCACCAAAATACAAATCAAACGCCGGATTTCGTGCAACACCTGGTGGTGGAAGTGGAAGTTTAGATACAGAGTTTAATCAAATTAGTAGTAGTTTTGGTAGTTCTGAATCTACCAATATTGATTTTAAAGACACTTCAATATTAGACCAAACACAAAGATTAGTTAATTCGGCTGATAATGTTTCGGGGATTGCTAGATTAAAGCATGTTGGTAATGCGATTAATCAAGTTAGTAAAGTATTTCACGATGGATATAAAGAGATTACCAAAGGTTCACAGGTTCTTTCATATACAAATCAAACAACCGGTGAAAATGCTGGTATAGAATATTGTCGTGTGTTTACTAAAGATACACCGTATTATACTTATGCTGATTTACAAAAAACAGATGGTATTACAACATCAGGTAGAAGATTTACAAATTCTGTTTTAGATAACACTTATAATTTAAACATTGCGCCACTTTCTAACCCTGGTTCGACAAATATCATACCGGATGTAAATGGTAAGGGGGGTTATGCTAAAAAATATATGTTCTCTATTGAGAACTTGGCTTGGAGAACATCAAGTAGACCTGGTTTTACTTATGATGAATTACCAGTTTGTGAAAAAGGTCCAAATGGGGGTAGAGTTATGTGGTTTCCACCGTATGATTTAAAATTTAGTGATTCTAGTACTGCCGCTTGGAATAAACAAACTTTTTTAGGGAGACCTGAACCGATTTATACATATAAAGATACTACTAGAACGGGTAGTTTGAGTTGGAAAATGATTGTTGACCATCCATCGATAATGAACACAATTGTTAAAAAACAATTAAAAGGGAAAAATAAAGATAGAATTAACTCAATTATTGATTCATTTTTTGCTGGATGTGTCAAGTATGATATATATGAATTAGCTATTAAATTTAATACTATTCCTACTAAAGATTTATACACATATCAAAAGGCGTTAAGTAATCCTAATTTAACAGATGAAGAACTTAAAGGAATTAGTAAATCAATTTCTGCTGATAATGCCGGAACAAATGGTAGTTTAGCAACTAAAGAAACTAAAATAACGCCTGATACATCAATAGACAATTTTAAAGAAAAATATAAAGAATTTGCTTTTTATTTTGAAAATGATACTCCGGACCCAGATACAACAAAAACAACATCTTCTGTAAGTTATGAACAAACATACAATTCATATATAAATCCTGCCAACATTACAAAGTATCAAAATTTTGCTGATGGGCTTTTTAATGAAGGAGATTTTAATAGAAATGTAACGGAATTTTTTAATAAGGTCGTTATAGATAATTTTAACACAATTGCTGGTGGTACAAGTAATTTTATAATTGATGCTTATAATATTTTAAAAGAGAAAAAAGGTAAAATAACAATTAATATGGTTGGTTCGGCGTCAGCTCTCGCTAAACCGGCTTATAATACTAATTTATCTTTAAGAAGAAACGATTCGGTTGTTCAGTTTTTAACAAACTTTACTGTGGGGGAAGCCTGTTTAGGTCCTTTTATTAAAGATAAAACATTTATAATTAATCCACCACAAGGCGCGGGTGAAACAACTTTAGTACCAAAAACTTCATTGGGTTTGGGAAAACAAGTAAATTGTTCTGATAATATTAAGGATAAAAATGGTAAGGTGGTAAACCAAACCTCTGAAGTTTTTGCGGCAACAGCGATGGCGTGTAGAAGGGTGAAAATTAGTGAGATTAATGTAACTCCATCCCCAACTCCGGTACCTGAACCACCTAAAAAAGAGGTTCCATCAGTGCCTGAAAACATAATACCTGTTAAACCTCAACCTGTTGTTGATGTACAAAAAAGTATTAAAGAAGGAATTAGTAAACAAATTATTAGACAATTATTATCAGAATGTGATTATTTTGAGGTTATCCAAGAAAATTCCCCAATGGTGTATGACTCAATAAAAGAGAAAATTAAGTATTTTAACCCAGCGTTTCACTCTATGACACCTGAAGGATTAAATTCTCGTTTAACCTTCTTAAATCAATGTGTTAGACCTGGTGAGACTATACCAGTTATTGGGACAGATAACAAACCAAGACATAACGATGCGGTTAACACCTCTTTTGGGGCACCTCCGGTTTTAGTTTTAAGAATTGGTGATTTTTACAATAGTAAAATAATTCCTAATAATGTTGCCTTTACTTATGAACCATTACTTTATGATTTAAATCCTGAAGGTATTGGTGTACAACCAATGTTGGCTAATGTAACGATGAGTTTTGATTTTATTGGTGGTCAAGGATTGGCTAGACCGGTGGAACAATTACAAAACGCATTATCATTTAGTTATTATGCTAATACTGAAATATACGATGAAAGGGCTACAGCTACAGAAGATACATCGGCATTAGATGCTAAAGTTGTACAAGCGATATTAGATGCTCAACCAACGGCGACCGTAAATAATGTTGATAATAGTCTTTTAAATAATGGTGGAAACACCATTGGAAATATTTTAACAAATATACCAATCACTAGCGGTCAGACAGGACAAACCGAGTATTCGACAGTTATGGATAAAGTTTTAGACGCAACAAAAGAATATTATACAAATATCCCTAATCAATGTGATTCTATTATAAAATCTTACAATTATGGGGTGTGGCAATTAATGACTCAAGATAGATTATACAGTTTGGGTCATTTTAATATTGATGGAGGTAAATTAGATGTTCCTATATATGGTAAACCTGGCGGAGACGGAAATGTGAGTGTTGAAAATAAAATTAACACACTATTCGCAACTTTACTATCAGATATTAATGCGGACAACCCGTCCAATAAAAATCCATTAATAATGGGATTAGTTAATTATCTTTTCACTGATTCAGTTATACAAAAAGTTAAAACAAATTTAAATAACTATATTAACGATTATAAAGGAGAGTTTAGTAATGGTATTTTTACCAAAATACAAGAAATTACAACTCAAGAGGAAAGTATGGTTCAATATTTTAGAAAAATTAATTTACTTATAACTAAAACTGACGGTAAGATACTTGAAAATGGTAAACCTAGGGTGTATAATATTAAAGGTACTACAGAAGTTAATCCGGCTAGTTTATCTGGGTCACCTCAAACAACATATGCGGAATTAAGTATTGATTATAAATCAATTGGTGAAAGATTACAATCTTTTGATATATTTTTGAAAAGTCAAAGTGTTAAAATAATAACTTCTGATTATAAAGAACCAGGGTTATTTGGGGTTATATCGTCAAGTTTAGTATCTATTGAAGATAAACGACTATTTATGGTGTTGGCTCAAATATTTGGAAATAAAAATAAATACAACGATTTTATTAATAAAATTATATCAGGAGATTTGTTAACGGTTAAAAACCCATCAAACTTAAAAAATAAATTTGAAAAAATTTGTGATATTTTTAAGAAAAATGTGGATAAAGAATTATTGGAAGAATCCAAACATATTAAAAAGGTAAAAGAGTCTCCCGATTACACTAAATATGTTAATCAGTTTGTGTATCCTAAAGGTAAATTAAGGAAATTTGAATATACAACAATTCCGGACACAGCAACAGATGCTCAACAACAAAAAGATATTATGGCATTATATAGTGGTGTAAATTCTGATAGTGATAATAAATACTATGATGGTAAAATCAAATTTAAATAAAAATGGTAAATAAACAGTATTATAATAGATATAATGGGTTTTTAAATAATGGGGTGCAAAGTGTTGTTCCCTATGTTACTTTGCCATCAAAAAGTACTGATAAAAGATATATCTATAAAGTTGGACAGTCTAGATTAGATAAGTTATCCCAACAATATTATGGTGCCGCGAGTTTTGGTTGGTTGATTTTACAAGCAAATCCAATCTTCGGTGGTCAAGAATGGAATATTAGTGATGGTTCTATCTTGACAATTCCATTTCCTTTGATAGCTTCTCTACAAGATTATAAAAACGAGTTAGATAATTATTTCTTTTATTATGGTAGATAGTGGTGAAAATATATTAGTAGAGTTTGATTACAATAACATTAGTATTATTGACCCAAATAAGGTTATTGACTCTAATGGTAAAGTTAGTGAAAGGTTAGTTAAACAAGAAGATTTGGTTGTTTATGCCAATTTAGAATGTAAAGTAATCCCAAGAACTAAATTGGCTGTTGGTGTTGCGAATAATGACCAAATACAAACGATTTCTGTCGCGTCAATCAATTTTTTAAATCCTGGTAATAAAGGTTTTTTAGATAATAGTTATACTGACGAATTGACAGGTAAAGATAGTTTAAAAGGTGAAGGTAAAAACCAAGTAAAATTAGAATCAATAAAAAATCCTAATAAAAGTGATGATACTTACATTAGACAAACTTTAAAGGGTGTTACAGATAATGGAATGTTGGGTATTACTCAAATAACTATTAGACAAGGTTTAGATTTTTTACCACAAATCAATGTTAAATTAGAAGATGTTAAAGGTCGTGCCTTATTTGAGGGTGGTGATAATTCACCTTATGCCTCGTTTTTTAATTTACCTTACCCGATGTTTAATTTAACAATTAAAGGTTACTATGGTAAAGCGGTTAAATTATCTTTAATGTTACAAAACTTTACATCAAGATACGATACATATTCCGGTAATTTTGTTGTTGATTTAGTGTTTTACACCTATAAATACACAATATTGAGTGAAATAACTATGGGAGCGTTATTAGCTGTCCCCCATATGTATAAATCTAGAATTAGTGTTCAAAACAAATCGGTAACACCTTCAACAGGAACAGATAGTAAAACAACTAAAACGACTGATAGTGTTGTTGAAAGAGGTTTTCAGAAAGTAAAAGAAATGTATAGTGAATACAAGTCAAAAGGTATGATATCTGATGATTTTCCGGAAATTAGTTTAATGGAATTACAAAATAGACTTGAAAATTTTGTTAAAAATGTTTTAGATTCTTTTACTAAACAAAATTTAGACCCATTAACGGATTTAAATGAATATTCAAAAATTTTAGGTGAATACGACAAAGATGTTTTTGCTATGAATGGTGAGTCTTGGAGGTCTAAATATTTAGACACTGATAACTTTCTTGTAATGGACAATCCTGAAAAAACTAAAGTATATACTTTTAAAAAAGAATATACACCGGCTAAAAAGAAAGATGAAGCAATTAATAAATTAAAAGAATATATTACAAGTTATACAGAAAAATTAGAGAACAATAAAACTCTTGGAATACTTGGGAAGTATAAAATAAATAATACTGAAAAATCAATTCAAATACCAAATAAAATTACTTATGAGATTTTTCCTATAAAATTACAATCTGGTGATATAAATCTTAAAGAAACTTATAGACAAAGAAAAAAATTAGATGTTGAACCGTCGGAGGTACAATTAAAAGAATTTGAGGCTGAATTAATTATAGACAATGTTTTAAATAGTTTAGTGATTAAGACAGATGCTGGAAAACAAACACCAATTACTAATTATTTTGTTTTTGAAGGTACAGGTACTTTTGAGGATTTTATAGATAAAATGGGTAAGGATTTAAAGGCTTATCGAGAACAAATTGAGAATGAATTAACCGAGGCTCTATCAGAATTATTACAAAATAAAGATAATGGTATTGGGTTTGTCCCTAGTATTAGAAATGTTCTTGCGGTAGTATTTGCAAATGGTGAAGCCTTTTTAAGATTGATGGATGATGTTCATACTCAAGCGTGGAGTGTTAGAGATAATAATGATAGAAAAAAGGCGATATTAACAGGTGTTAGTTCAGATAATTTAACATCCGGAAATAATGCGACAGAGCCTGTATATCCTTGGCCTCAAATGATTGTTGAAACAATGACTCCCGATAAAGAGGAACAATTTGTAATTACATATCCTGGTGATAGAACGGTTATTAATCAGACTAAAGCGTATTTACCTGAATTATGGCCTGAAGTAGAATTTGTTGAGGAATTTGTTAAAGGATTCGTTCAAAGAAGTGAGAATCCACAACCATCTACACCTAACTCAAATGAATTAAGTGATGTGAAAAGAATATCATTGTCGGCAATTGAGTTTCCGGTAAGTAATGTTGTTTTTAGTAATAAGGAAGAAATTAAATATATGTATGAAATTTATGAAAGAATATTTTTAACATCTTATTATTCAAAATTAAGTAGATGTAATAGTTTTATTTCAGAATCTAATCAAATTTCGGATATTGTGTCTGAAGGTGAGAGTATAAATATAATTAATAGTTTATCTACTGATAATCCTTTTATTACTAAAAAATTAACTGAATATGGTATTAATGCTTCTAATTTTGAAATACTTTTAAGACACATATCAAATGATGGTATTGGTGAGAGTTGGCAAAATTATATACGAGGAATTTTCAACACATCTTACATTAAAAATTTAGTTAATAATTCAAGTTTTGAATTTATTAATTCTGGTATTTTGAATGATTCAATTTCACAACCATTAGTTTCATTATCAAATGAAAAGGCTATGGTTGATTATATTTCAGATTCAACAACCACTAATTCTTTTGATTTTAGTGATATCTACCCATTTACAGATTTAACTTGGTGTAATAATAAATTAGCTGATGGTGGAACTCTTATAGATGCAAAATCATCTTTTGATACTAGAAAAGTCTTAACATATAATTTAAATAAAAAAGTAATATCTAATTTTTTAGATACAACAAATGATGATACTAAAAGACCATTTACTAATTTTTCTTATAAAAATATCCAACAGCCGGTATTAAATAATCCTGATTTAAAAACTTTTTATAATGATAGAAAGTTAAAATCACAATTATTAACTGAAGGTAATTTAAATTACATTAATTATGATGGATTGGTAACTTCTTACCAAACAGTGTCAATGCTTAACACACCGTATTTTATTAACTCAATACAGGAAGGTGTGAAAAATTTTAGGAATGATAGTATAACACCATATGTGAGTTCGGCATATCTTTTCATTAATAGTTTACCCATAGCGACTTTAAAAGAAAAATATAAAACCTATGAAAATGATGCTGAAAAACCTTTAGATTATATTTTCGCATCTTTAAAGAAATTTGGGGCAATCCATAAAATGCCATACGCTTGGGTTCTAAAATTTGGGTCTGTTTACCATAGATATAAAAATTATGTGGAAAATGGTGTGGATATTATTAACACATCTTGGTCTGATTTTAAATATGTTGACAATTATGACCCAACAACCAAAGACCCAACAAAAATATATAGTTTAACTATAAACAATTCAAACATTGATATTGTTTTAGAAAAAAATAGTACATTAGGGGTTGAGACCTCAACATTAATTAATACTGGTTTTTACCCTAAATTAATTAATGATTTTAATGTTTTTTATCAGGGATTTGAAATTTATTCAGCGTATACAAGTACCGATATCCAAAACGGATTTAGTTCAGGTGTAACTCTTAACTATGTTAAAGATGCTATCATTGATATGGGTAAAGGTTTTGATGAAAAAAATCTTAACAGAAATTTAAGGGTGATTCCTTGGTCGGTTGCTATCAATACTTTTGATGGTAAGTTTACATATCTATTACCATCACAAGGGTCGTTAATTAATCAAACCAAAGATGAATGTATTACATCCAACAATAAATTAAAATATGAAATTAGTGGTAATACCGCAATGTATAATGGTTCAACTAGGTTATTTTGGACAGCCCCTAATTATGGATATTTTGATAATAGTAAGGTGGTAAAACCAAGTCCTCTCAATTACTTGAAAGAAGTGTTTTCAGGTCAAAGTAATCAACAAAACTTCTCAATAAATGGGGGTTCAACAGATTATAGTAGTATTGATGAAATATTTTCAGTTTTTGAGAAAAACATATTAGACGGATTTGAGTATGAGTTTTTAAAATTCTCAAAATCAATGTATGATTTTGAAGATAATTCATCGTATACATTATCAAATTCGTCAAACATATCTATAGGTGAATTTGAAACTGATACTGAAAAATCATTTAAGAATTTTCAGATGTTGATGATTAGTTTAATGAAAACCACAAAACTTACCGGAACAACACCAACAGATGTGATTATTAAACAACAACAAGAACAACTAACAACAATATCTAATATTTTAACTAAATTTATTAATACTGATGTTGTTTTTAAATACGGTAACCCGTCAAACTTTGATAAAAAATTATTTTATAGTTTTTCAACATATCAAATTTCTGACCCTTATACTTGGGAGAAATATAGTCTTACCACACCAAATACTTTACCGTATAGTGGTGGGGGAATCACTTTAAGTAATTCAAAAACAACTTATCCGACACAATGGAAAACTTTAGAGACTTATGTTGGATTTTCTGATGTTGATAAATTAATGTATAGTAATAATGGTTCATACATAACTGACTTTTTCATTGATTTAAATATTGCCTTTAATGTTGATAACATTAAGAATTTAGCACCTATTATAAAAATTTATACAACTCAAAAATTAAATGACCCCACTTTAAATATTTCAAAATTTACTATGTTGATGGATGAATATATCACATCTAATGAAACATTTAAAGGTAAAGTTATTAATAATTTAATGCCTAAATTACAGACAAAATTACCAAAAATTGTGACATCGTCTCAACAAACAATTAATTCGGTTTTAGAAGGACCGGCAACCAAAGTTGAACTATGGGAATCGTTTAAGGCAATTAATGATAAGTGGATATCAGGAAATGATTTTAAAACAAAAACATTATTTGAAGATATTATGTTAATTGATAGAGCAAGTCGTGATGTAGGTGATAAAATATTGGTGGATGTTATAAAATTAAAGGATTATTTGGCGACTATTAAGCCAACAATGTCAATGTTGGTGTTTGTTCAATCAATATTGGTCGACAACAATTTTGTAGTAATGAATTTACCATCATATGTTAATTTTTATAATGTGCAAGATGCTGTTAAAAATCCTAAACCAAGAGCGGAAGGTTCATTAGAATTTGCCAACACAATGTTTGGAACATTTTTAAATGTTGATTATAGAAACTCTTCGCCAAAATTAGTTTGTTTTTATGGTGGTAAACCAAGTGAACAATTAGATTTAAAAGATAATATTGATTATAGGTTTAGAAGTGATGCTTTTGATTTAAGACGAGCAAGTGATAATCCATTAGTTGAAAGTCAGATAGGTAAAAAAGATTGGGGTATGTCAAATAAAGTTGTTGGTTTTAATGTTGATATTGGAACTCAAAATCAATCCATATTCCACGGATTTCAAGTTGACCAAAGAGGAAGTACAGCAACTGCTGAATCATTAGAACTTTTAAATCAAATGGCTAATCAATCCGGAAATAGAAAAGCGTCAACACAAAATGTGTCTTTATTTAATTTATATAAAACCAGAAGTTATAATTGTACGGTGAATATGATGGGTAATGCAATGATTCAACCCACAATGTATTTTAATTTACGATATGTTCCAATGTTTAGTGGTCCTTATATGATTACAAGTGTTAATCACATAATAAGTCCGGGTTCGTTTGAAACAATTGTAGAGGGGGTTAGACAACCTATTGCGTCATTACCTAAAATAAGTGCTTACATACAATCATTAAAAACGACTTTATTAACAACAATAGTAAACAAAATTAAAGAGGATAAAGTTCCTAAAAAATCTGATAGTAATGTTAAAAAAGGTGATATTATTAGTCAACGAAATGAGGCTTTAGATAAAGGTTTAGATAATGATGCGACGGTTGCGTCGGCACAACAGACTTGTTCGGCGTCAACAAAATATAACACCTATAAAGTGGGTACCCCGAATAAAACAGTTATAAACTATAAAAATATTATTCAGATAATAAACACAAATACTAACGATATTAAATTAAGATATATTATATTCGCAATAATGTATTTACAATCAAGTAAAACTCAAGGATTAGAATCTTATGAACATAATTACGCAGGTATTGATATTAGTGAATTTTGGGGTGATGGTAGTTCAGGGTTTTTTAGTAGTTCAAAATACTATTATTGTTCACCTAAACAAATACCCTATGTTTATTTTGATAGTGCTAATAATCATGTTAAAATGTTAATTGCTAGGTTTGAAGGTAAATCCAGTGCTTTTGGGGAAACAACACCTGTTGATATAGCTAAATTCTATATTTTATACTTTAATGCTAAGAGTAATAATCAAAATGTTTATGATTCTATAAAATCAACTGATTCTGTACGATTAAAAAATATTGAATCTGAGATAGGCGAATCTATTTCACTTTATAATGCGATTACTAATAAAAGTTAAAAGATTAAATTTTTCACAATTAAATGATATTTATAAATAAAAGATTATGGACACAAAATTAATATTAGACAACTATTTAGGGAAAAAAGCTAGAAGTACCGAAAAAGATTTGGGAAATGGTTCTAAACAAGTTTGCGATTTAGACACAGGTGATTGTTATACAATTAGAATGAAAGATGGTCTAATTGAAAGAGTAGATAATACGATGACAACAAATAAAAAAATTCAGGTTGAAACATTAACCGGTGTAAAACAATTATTAAACGGATAATAAAATGAAAAAAATAGATAATCAAATATTAGAGGAATTGGCGAGATATAACTCAATCAATAATTATATTATGGAACAAGAGGCTGTTTTACCTCCACCACCAGGGTTAGACCCTGAAGAAGACCCTAACGCTCTTCCACCAGCGGACCCAAATGCTGTACCACCTATTGACCCAAATATGTCACCAGCACCTGCAGCGCCGGTTGAACCACAACCTGTAGATGTTGCCGCTGACCCCGATGTTGAAAAAGTGGGTGAAGAAGAAAGTAATACTAAAGAAATTGATATTACCGATTTAGTAAAATCTCAAAAAAATACTGAACAAAAACAAGAAGAGTATTTTAATAATTTATTCAGTCATCTAACGGATTTAGAAAGTAAACTTGGTGAGATGGACGGTATTATGAATAAATTAAATGACTTGGAGGCCAAAGTTGAAAAATACAGAGAAAAAACCCCACAAGAAAAATTGGAATTAAGAAGCCTAGACTCGGGACCGTTTAATCAAAAATTAACAGATTTTTTTGTTGATAAAGAAGAAGAAATGGACAAATCGGGAAAAAATGAATATATTTTAACTCAAGATGAGGTAGAGGATTATTCACCAAATGAAATTAAAAAAACATTTAGGAATTTTGAAGATGAAGCAACATCTTTTAAAGAGATTAGATAATTAAAATGGTCTTCGGACCATTTTTTTTTACAAAACAATTTGACAAACCACTCGTAGACACTTATACTTTTATAAACTTTAAAACATTTTAAACACTATGGCGACAAACAACAATTCATTAGACGCGGTTTTGGCTCAATATGAGCAATCAAAACAAGGAGGTTCTTCTTCTACCTCAAAATTTACACAAGAAGAAAGAATGAAAAAATACTTTGCTGCAATCCTTCAAGATAAGGAAACTCAAGGGCAAAGACGATTAAGGATTTTACCAACAAAAGACGGTTCTTCACCATTTAAAGTTGTTTGGTATCACGAAATCCAAGTTGACGGAAAATTCCAAAAATTTTATGACCCAGGAAAAAACGATAATGAGCGTTCACCTTTAAATGAGGTTTATGAAGAATTGCGTTCAACCGGTAGAGATTCTGATAAAGATTTAGCTAAACAGTACTTATCTCGTAAATTTTACATTGTAAAAGTTATTGATAGAGATAATGAGGCTGATGGTGTTAAATTTTGGAGATTTAAAGATAACTACAAAAATGAGGGTATTTTAGACAAAATTATCCCTATCTACAGAAACAAAGGTGATATTGCTGACCCTGAAAAAGGTAGAGACATTATCTTGGAATTAACTAAAGCAAAAACCCCAAAAGGAGCGTTTTACACGGTTATTCAAACTGTTATGTATGACGACCCATCTGCAATCCACGAAACTAAAGCAATTGGTGATGAATGGGTTAATGACGAATTAACTTGGGAAGATGTTTATTCTAAAAAACCTGTTGAGTATTTAGAAGCTCTTGCAAGAGGAGAAAGTCCTAAATGGAGTACTGAAAAAGGTGGTTATGTATATGGAAA